CAAGGCCGTAGAACCCAAACCCCGGTACATAGACGTAGTGTACAAAGTGCTGACGCTTCAACATCAACGGATCTTCTTCGCTCCAGTTACGTCGAATCGCTAGAACATTACCCGTACCACGTTCAATCGTAACAACATAAGGCTTTGCAATCTCTTCATCATCTTCGTCGATACCATCAATAATGAGATCCGCGTGGACTTCGTATATCGCATATCGATCATCGTCAGTAATAGAGTAGCCACCTTCCTCGGCCTTCCTCTTCTCGATGTCTGTATGGAACGGCTGTGGATCACCGAGGTCTACCTCTTTGTAGAACCCCATAGCCTGAAGCTTCTTAAGCTCGTTCTTGGTCTTCCGCATGACGTGGGTAACACGCTCTGCAGTCTCAATATGGGACGCGCCGTAGGGTACAATAACGTCCTCTGCAGGCACATAAATAGCAACCTGACGCCCTAAATTAGGGTCAAAGTACACCTTCTTAAACGCAGACCCCGCTAGTCCTAGGCTGTATAACATCCGTTCGTGCTCTGGCCGGTACTCAACCATGCGCTCAGTCAGCTCATAATTCATATCCGCTTTTACTCTCTCAGCGGCTTCGGCTTTCTCGGGTGTTTCTGCTCCTAGGATCTTTACTCGTACGGGGCCAGCGGCTGGGAAAGTCTCGCTCATCGTCTCTGCTTGGAAACGTATCGCGGCTTCGGCCAGTACAGTAGAGTAAACCCCGCAGGCACCTTCCCACGGGTCTGTGCGCTCTTCGTACTTGAACCCTAATACGTCTAGTCCTTTGACAAACGTATCAGCCCAATCTTTTCGGCTTTCGATATCTGCATCGATCAGCCCAATCAAATCCTGTGCAAGCCCCTGTAGATCATTATCATCTAACGCTTCAGCAAGGTTGGCATCAAACCCCATGAGGTCTGCTTCGTTTGCATCAGGGACTAACGTAATCTCCATGCTGCCATCAGACAACGTAACCATTTCAGGATCAACGATCTCGATCTCTAACTGTGCACCCATCATATCGTCGTCCATCATCTCGCCTTCGAGCAGATCATCGATACCTTCTGGTGCAGCGTACAAGCCTTTTTCAATTGCCATAATTTATACTCTTAGTAATACCCGCCACGTCGTTGTTTAAAGTAACGTATGTCATCAGGTTCATCAGTTGGTAAGCGTATGAATCCACCTTGCCTAAAACGCATCAGTGCCATGACTGTCGAATCCACTAGGTCATCATGGCTCATAAAGGGAAATCCAGCAATCTCTTCAACTACTTCTTCTGCCCAGCGAGTTTCGGGCACCCATACTATACCTGATGCTACAATATCTGCTACCGAGTTTAAACGCGCTAGTTTATCACCAGATCCTCTATGAGGGGTATATTCCTGTACTGGCAGTCCCATACGGCGCATCTCCTGATAGATCGCCACACCAGAACTTTTCTTCTCCACGATAAACGCATCAGGTTCCCAGTCAGCGTACTCTTCCAACGCCAACTCTTTTAGCTCGGGAAACTCCAACCGCTTCTTAATACTGTTCAGCAAAATGATGTTGTACGCTTCTACCTCTTCATTAAAGAAGACGCCCCACGTCGTCAGGGCTGTAAAGTCAGCACGGTTGTGCTTCTCCGCAGCAGAGTCTAATGACATGATAATATACTCGCACTTGGGCGGATCTTCCTTCGTCCAGATACTCCACCACTCACGCTTAACGATGGCAGCTTCTTCCGCCGTAGGTTCCTGCTGATACTGAGCGTTCCACTGAAAGACCGGCATCGACGCCTTAGTCCGTAGCAAAGCGTCTAAGTCAAAGAACTCAGGCCACAGCGGCTTCTGTACGGGTTTACCCGTCTTCTTATCCGAGGTCTCTAGGATCGCAGGGAACTCGATCACCTCGAACTCATCAGCTTTGTCGTTCTGAGTCATATCCCGCACAACACGGCCTGTCAGGTCATCCATGTGCCAACGGGTTTGAATAATCGCTACCCGCCCTCCGGGCATAAGACGCGTACGTGCCCCAAACGTGTACCACTCATAGGCTTTCTCAAACACAGAGAAGTTACCGTTAATAACGTCCTGCTCAGAGTGCGGATCATCCACCAGAAGCAAGTCAGCACCACGTCCAGCAAGGGCTGAACCCACCCCACAGGCATAGTATTCACCCCCTACACTGGTGTTCCACCGACCTGCAGACTTAGAATCAGAGGCCAAATTAACCGTAGGAAACACTGATCTATAGGCGTCAGTATTGATTAAATTACGTACTTTACGGCCAAAATCTACCGCTAAATCGGTAGTATGAGACACCATCATAACCTTTTTATTAGGGTTTCTGCCCAAATACCACGCTGGATAGAAGATAGACACTAACTGGGACTTACCGTGACGTGGGGGTATGTTTACGCATACCCGATCCTTGTCCCCACCCTCAATTGCCATCAGCATGTCGGCCAGTATGCGGTGATGTTTACCCACAATAAACTCAGGCATCATCGCCTTGCAGAATTCTATCAAATCGTCGTACGCTAACTTACTTCTCTTACGTGCGCTCAGTTCCTCAACTAATTTATCGATCTCAAGGACTTCATCTTGCGTATACTCGTCAAGATTATCCAACATCACTTGGATTTCATCCTCTGTAAAGTCAAATGCGACTTCACTCATCGTCATACTCTTCGTCTACCTCGGGTTTAGCCGGTTCTATACCTAATTCAGCGTCAATGTCGATTACTTCGCCCTCAAATACGATAGGGGCACCCAACTCTTCTGGCGGATTGACCAACTTCTCCAGCTTTTGACGCAGCTTGGCACGTAGATCGTCCGTAGACTGGTGCGTTATAGTGACTTCTGACTTCTCTGCAAACAAACTAACGTCTGAAATCTTACCTAACAGCTCTAGGGCACGGATTCTTACCCGTGGGTCTGGGTTCTCTGACTCTAACAGGAGCTTGTTGGTGACAAGATGTCGTATCTGGGTAGCACTCTCGGCCACAGACTGCCCAAACTCTTGCAGGATGCTGTTAGTAAGTACTAACGAGGCAGGTGTTAGCTTAGAAGAGCGGGTAACTGATAGTGTCTTAGAGGTTTTCTCTGGGTTCTCTGCGTAATCTATTGCTATACCAGCCGCTACGTCTTTGTCTTCTTTGTTTGGGGTGATGTCTAGCCCATGTTCTGCCAATAACAAAGCAGTGTTGCACGCAGCTTCCGCACGGACTTTAAGATCTAGGTACGGCATGTCCGCTGATATGGGTATACCGACTTCTGGCTGAAGCATCACTGTCATAGATATACACTGGTTAGTATCTAATGGCACCAATTTACACCAAAAATAATTTTTTGCAACAAGAAGTTGGGACTCCTACCGGGGGGTGTTCCTATATAGAGGGGGGTGGGGGGTCTGAACTCAAAAAAACGGTCACTATTCGTGTAGATTAGTAATGCTAGAGTAATGCTGGAGTCCCTGTAGGAGAAGTGGTGCATAGGGGGTAGGTAGGGGTCGCCATGTCAGAAAACAGGCATCCATCCAGCCAGATCCAGATCATCACGCGACCCTAGTTATTGCTGGACTATCCACCATCTCATGTTAACTTGTTTACAAGTCGAAGGGATTAACCCACGGCCTGCAGTATGGATTTCCATACTGGTACATAAACTTAAATGTGAGATATAAATATGAGTAATTCAAAAGCGGTAGGTACGTTAACAATGGGCTTCAATGGCAAGATGTCACTGGCACTAGCCAAGGATATTGAAAGCCACCAGAAGAAAGAAATATCGGCAATGACGGCGCGGGGTTTAGTGCTTGACCGTCTCGAATCGGACGGTTGGACACCAGAGGATTTTGCTAGTGGTACTGAGTCTAGGGAATGGATCAAGCAAAGGATCACCTTGGCGCTATACAATAAGGCTGGCCTCAATAGGTACCTAGGCAAGAAAGCCGATATGAAGGCCGAGCAATGGGATCAGAGGGACTCTGAACAGGCAGTGGTATCTAGCAAGCTGAGGGACTACAAGGTCTCGCTAGAAAAACGGCTGGTCAAGGCTGAGTTAATCGCCCAAGGGGTTGACCCTGCAGAGGCAGTTAAACAGGCCAGCGAGAAATCAGCGGCTGAGAAACTGGCGACAATGTTAGACTCTGCCAAAAAACTACTGCTAAATCCTGAGAACGAATTACCGAAAGGATTCAAGACTCAGCAACACATCAGCAGGTTGAATGATATCTTGGCTGATCTAGGCAAGACTGAACCCAAGCACTAGCCAACTGGCCCCTCTTCGGAGGGGCTTTTTTTTGTCTCAAATAAATTTGATACCAGTTCCCGTAGTAGCGCGCCGCATCAGGTCGAGCCGACAGAGAAACACGTTGTTGATACCAGTTCCCGTAGTAGCACGGCGCGTCTA